GGGTTCACAAGGTGTTCAAGGAACAACAGGCATTCAAGGTATCCAAGGTATAACTGGTTCACAAGGTACTCAAGGTGTTCAAGGAACAACAGGCAGTCAAGGCGCTACTGGTACTCAAGGTACCCAAGGTATTCAAGGTGTTCAAGGTACTCAAGGTGTTCAAGGAACTACTGGATCACAAGGTGCCACGGGTACACAAGGTATTCAAGGCATAACTGGTTCACAAGGTACTCAAGGTGTTCAAGGAACTACTGGATCACAAGGTGCCACAGGTAGTCAAGGTGCCACAGGTAGTCAAGGTACTACTGGTACACAAGGTACTCAAGGTGTTCAAGGTATAACTGGTAGTCAAGGTGCTACTGGTACACAAGGTACTCAAGGTGTTCAAGGTATACAAGGTGTGCAGGGTACACAAGGTACTCAAGGTATACAGGGTATTCAAGGTATACAAGGTGTGCAGGGTACACAAGGTATACAAGGTTTGCAAGGTACTGGATATGCTGGTGTAACATCAACAACTTCTGCAACCCCAGCGAGCACTGGAACAATTACTTTAACTACTAATATTCAAGGTGCTTTTGCTACTGGTGATCGTGTTCGTGCAATCAATACAGCTAGTAATTTCTTTGAAGGTATTGTAACAATTACTACAGGAACAACATTTGCTATTGCTGCTGATTATAATCTTGGAACAACATTAGCATCATCTTGGACAATAACAAATACTGGTACTAGAGGTGTTCAAGGTACACAAGGTGTTCAAGGAACTACTGGTAGTCAAGGTACTCAAGGTGTTCAAGGAATAACAGGTTCTCAGGGAACTACCGGTACACAAGGCACTCAAGGTGTTCAAGGAACTACTGGTACACAAGGTACTCAAGGTGTTCAAGGAATAACAGGTTCTCAGGGAACTACCGGTACACAAGGTACTCAAGGTGTTCAAGGAACTACTGGATCACAAGGTGCCACAGGTAGTCAAGGTACTCAAGGTGTTCAAGGAACTACTGGATCACAAGGTGCCACAGGTAGTCAAGGTACTACTGGTGCTCAAGGTGCCACAGGTAGTCAAGGTACTACTGGATCACAAGGTGCCACAGGTAGTCAAGGTACTACTGGTGCTCAAGGTGCCACAGGTAGTCAAGGTACTACTGGATCACAAGGTACTCAAGGTGTTCAAGGACCACAAGGCACTCAAGGAACTACTGGTACTCAAGGAACTACTGGTACACAAGGCACACAAGGTTTAACTGGAACACCATTTGGTGGTGGAACATTCTCTGGTGATGTTTCTTTTGGTGGTAATACAATATCATACTTTAGAGAAGGTGCTGCAGCATATACAAACTCTGGTACTACATTTACATTAACATCAACAGATAATGTTCAAAGAATTACATTAACTGGAAATGTAACTATTACATTACCATCAAGTCAACCTGGTGGTACTGCAGTAAGAACATTTGTTGTTGTATGTAAACAAGATGTAACTGGTGGAAGAACAGTAACATTTGCAGCACCCTCTGGTGAAACTCTTGCTTACAATAACAGTGCTTCATTACCTGCAGCTGCTACCGCAGCAAGTAAAGTAACAATATATGTTTGCACTAAATTTAATTCAGATACAGTGTGGTACATTTCTCAATCATTTATACAAGTATAATTAGAGATATAAATAATGCAGTAAACATAATGAAAGGTGATTTGATATGCAAGATGATATTATTTTAGAGAAATTAAAGTTTGAGATTGAACCGTTACTAGTAGATTCAAAATTAACAGGGGGTACTGGATTATTAAACCCCTCGTTATTTTTCTCTAATGGTAAATTGATGGTAAATGTTAGGCATGTTAATTATAACTTATACCATTCAGAGAATGAAAAGGTATCTCTCTTTTACGGACCATTAAATTATCTTCATCCGGAAGATGATATAACTTTAACCACAAACAATTTCTTGTTAGAGTTAGATGAAAATTACAAAACAGTTAGTTGTAAATATGTTGAAACATCTAAATTAGATGTAAGACCACTTTGGGAATTTATTGGTCTTGAAGATGGTAGATTGTTTAATTGGTATGATAAAATGTATCTATGTGGTGTTAGACGAGATACAACACCAAATGGACAAGGTAGAATGGAATTATCTGAAATTACAATCTCTGGTGATAAAGTAGAAGAAATTTCAAGATTTAGAATTCCTGCACCACTAAAAGATGATAGTTACTGTGAAAAGAATTGGATGCCAATTTTAGATTTACCATATCATTTTGTTAAATGGTGTAATCCTATTGAAGTTGTTAAAGTTGATCCAATAACAAAAACATGCGAACAAATTCATCATGGAGAATTTACTCCAGGATTCAAAGATTGGCGTGGTGGTTCACAAGTGTTTACATGGAAAGATAACTATTGTGCAGTAGTTCACGAAGTAGATTTATTTAAAACAGAAATTGGTAATAAAGATGCAATCTATAGACATAGAATTATAGTTTGGGATAAAGATTGGAATCGTATTAAGACATCTAAACCATTTTCGTTTATGGATGGCAAAATTGAATTCTGTTGTGGTGGTGCAGTGCATAACGGTAAGTTTATATTAACATTTGGGTTTCAAGATAATGCTTCGTATATTGTAGCATTTGATGAAAATGACATGGAAGATTACATCAATGGATAAGCAAAAATTATTAGATTATATTAAATATCGTGACGATGAAAGTTGTTTTGCATTAGCACAAGAATACCATAAAGAAGAACAATATGCGGCTGCCATTTCATTCTATATGAAATGTTGTGAAAAAACTGAAGATAAAAATTTAGCATATGAATGTATGTTAAAAGTTTCTTTATGTTTTATGAGACAGGGAAGAAGAGAGTTTAGTACCAAGTGTTTACTTCAGCAAGCAATTTGGCATTCACCTACAAGACCAGAAGCATATTTCTTATTAAGTAGATTAATGGAATGGCAAAGACAATGGTTTGAATCATATAACTATGCAACTATTGGTATAGCAATATGGGATAAATCAGTAGCGCCATTAAGAACATGGGTTGAATATCCTGGTGCATATGGATTGTTATTTCAAAAAGCAATATCGTCTTGGTGGTGTGGCAAAACAGATGAATGTAGAAAATTGTTTCAAGAAATTATAATTAATCACGGCAATGATTTAGATGAGGCACATGGTCGTGCAGTTCAATATAGTGTTACTCGTATTGGATTAAGAAAAGAAGATGCATTTAATCCATATGATAAAAGTAAACAACCTGCATTAAAATTTAAGTTTACTGGTAGTGAAAATATTGAACAAAACTATTCACAATGTTACCAAGATATGTTTATTCTTACAATGTTGAATGGAAAACGAAATGGAAAATATTTTGAAGTAGGTGCTGCTGATCCATATTATGGTAGTAATACTGCATTGTTAGAAAAAGAATTTGGTTGGACTGGACATTCATTAGAAATCTTAGACCATGAAGTTGCTAAATTTAGAGAACATAGAAGTAATCCAGTTCATCATGTTGATGCTACCAAAATCAATTATAGAACATTTTTACGTTCATTGAATATGGGTAATGATTTTGATTATCTACAATTAGATTGTGAACCACCTTCAACAACATTTGAAATACTTTTAGGTATTCCATTTGATGAATTTAGATTTGCAGTTATCACATTTGAGCATGATTACTATACAGATATCACTAGGTCATACAGAGATAAATCACGTAAATATTTGTTATCGCAAGGATATGAATTGGTTGCCGCAGATATTGCACCTAACAATTGGGCAAGTTTTGAAGATTGGTGGGTACATCCAGATTTAGTTGATAGAGAAACAATTGATAGAATGAAATCTGTTACTGGACAACCGCAACATTGTGAAAAATATTTAATTAATGTTTGATTTGGTTGATTTTTGCCATATTAATATTCTTATATTATAAATAGACAATACTATTATAGGTAAAAAATATGGCTATAACCTCAAAAACAGAATTTAAAGAATATTGCCTTCGTAGATTGGGTCATCCCGTTATTGAAATTAACGTGGATGATGACCAACTTGAAGATCGTGTGCAAGATGCTTTACAGTTTTGGCAAGATTATCATTTTGATGGTACTGAAAAAATCTTTATGAAACATAAAGTTTCAGCTGATGATATGGCTCGTGGATGGATTTATTGTCCAGATCAAATTAGTTCTGTTATTAGTGTATTGCCATTTGATAATTCAACATCATCTGTAAATATGTTTGATATGCGGTATCAATTACGACTACATGATCTCTATGACTTTACATCAGTATCTTATGTGTCATACGAAATTACAATGCAACATATTACTACATTAAATATGTTGTTTTCTGGTATGCCTCAATATAGATTTAATCGTCATCTAAACAAATTATTTTTAGATATTGATTGGTCTAGAGATGTAATGGAGGGAGAATATTTGGTAATGGAATGTTATAGAAAAATATCTCCTTCATTAATATCTATAGATGGCACTGCAAGTTTTCAATATGGTAATACTACAGTTACAGGAACAAATACAACATTTTTGAGAGATATTATAATTGGTGATGAAATTAATTTTATTGTTGGAACTAATGCTAGGCAAGTAAGAAGAGTTGTAGCAATTGATTCAGAAACTTCTTTAAATGTTGCAACAGCATTTACTGCTACCAATACAGCATCAACAATTACTAAAGATGGTGTAGGTCAAGCTTGGGATGATAGGTTTTTAAAACAATATGCTACTGCAAAAATTAAATACCAATGGGGTTCTAATTTAAGTAAATTTGCCGGTATACAATTACCTGGTGGAGTTACATTAGATGGACCAAGAATTATGCAAGAAGCACAAGTAGAAATTGATAAAATAGAAGAAGAAATGCAATCTTACAATGTATTACCAAATGATATGTTTATTGGATAATGGCAACTAACTTCTATTTCAATAATTTTCCAGTAAGTCAAGTAACAAGTGAGCAATTGCTTGTTGAAGATTTAGTCATTGAATCTTTGCAAATCCATGGCATGGATGTTTGGTATATGCCGTTTTCTTCAAGAGATGGTATTGACCATTTATATGGAGAAGATCCTTTAACAACATATCAAACTGCAATTCAAATTGAAATGTATCTTGAAAATGTTAGTGGTATGGATGGCGAAGGTGACTTTATTTCTAAATTTGGTTTAGAGATACGTGATGAATTAACTTTATTAGTATCTCGCCGAAAATTTCTTAATTCAGTGAGTAATTTAATTCGTCCAAGAGAAGGTGATTTAGTTTATATACCATTATTTCAAAACTTTTTTGAAATAACATTTGTAGAACACGAAAACAATCAAGCAATGTTTTATACATTAGGTCGTGGTCGTGGTGGTAATGTTTATGTTTATGCATTAAAGATGAAACAGTTTGTATTCTCTGAACAAATTATTTCTACAGGTGTGCCAGAAGTTGATGCACAAATAGTTGATAATTATAAGAGAACAGAACTCAAACTTTTATCTGCAAATAGTTCGGGCAAATATATTTCTGGTGAATATGTATATCAAGGTGATACATTAAATACTGCATCAGCACAAGCAGTAGTATATTCATTTGCCAGTGCAAACACTTCAAATATAATATTAACAGTTATACAGACAAAAGGTACATTTGCTAATTCTGCTAATGTTATTGGCGTTTCAAGTAATGCTCATTTCAACCTATCATATGAAGATGATTCAACACAAGTTAATAATACTATCTTTGAAGATAATGCTGATAATACTTTAATACAAAATGAATCAGATGATATTATTGATTTCACTGAACATAATCCATTTGGAGAAGCATAATGTTAGGCAATCAACATTTCTATAATAGAACAATAAGAAAAATTGTTGTTGCCTTTGGTACATTATTTAATGATATCAAATTGATACGATATAGTAATGATCAATTAGATGAATATGAAACAATTAAAGTGCCATTATCATATGGTCCAAAAGAAAAATATATTACGAGATTAACAAGTGATCCAACACTTACCAAATCCATTTCTACTTCTTTACCAAGAATGAGTTTTGATATGGAAGGTATGACTTATGATTCTACCCGTAAAAAAGCAACTCTACAACAAAGTTTCTATACAAACACAACAACTAAAAGTTTCAATAGTCAATATGCTCCAGTTCCATACAATTTTGATTTTTCACTTTCAATCTATGTTAGAAATATAGAAGATGGTACACAAATCATTGAACAAATATTACCATATTTTACACCAGATTTTACAGTTACTTTAAATTTTATTCCTACTATGGGTAAAAAATATGATATGCCAGTTATATTGAATAGTGTAAATCATAGCATAGATTATGAAGGAGATTTTTCATCTACCCGTATGGTAATTTGGACATTGCAATTTACTGCAAAAGCATACATATTTCCTGCAGTTGTTACTAATACTAAGTTAATTAAATCTGCAAATACAAATATTCATATTGATACCGAAAGTAAAACTGGTGGGACGTATTATGTAGATTATGCTAATGGTCATCATCAGTTTATTCAAGGTGAAGTTATTCGTTTATTAAATAGAGATTGGAGTGGATATTTAGAGTATTTTAGTAATAATAGCACAGGTCAAATACAAGTAACTCATGCATCAGGTGTGCTAAAAGCAAATGATAGAATACAAGGTGATGATTCTGGTGCATTATATACCGTTTCTAGTGTTGTATTACAACCACAACTTATGACTACAATACTTACACGACCAGATCCTTCTTCAGCAAATGCTACAGATTTTTATGGGTTTACTGAAACCTTTACAGAATGGCCTGAAACTTTATAATGAAAACTTTAGAAAAAAACTTATCAGAAATATTTGAAATTGAACCTACAGAAAAAATAGTAGAAGAAGTACCTGTAGTTATATCTATCAATAATGATGTTGAAACAGACTTTAATATTGCCAGAACAAACATTAATTCACTATTACAAAAAGGTAATGTTGCTGTTGATAATTTATTAAATGTGGCAAAAGAAACTGAACATCCAAGAGCATATGAAGTTGCTGCTAACTTAATTAAAACATTGGCAGACTTGAATAAAGATTTATTAGATATACAAAAGAAAAGAAAAGAATTAAACAACAATCAACCAACATCAGAAAAAACCGTTATAGATAAAGCAGTATTCATCGGTTCAACTACAGAGATGGTAAAATTAATTAGGAGTAGTAAGTAATGGATCAACTAATTGAACAACTAAAAGTAATCTTAGCAACTAACTTTTGCCTTTACTTAAAGACACACAACTATCATTGGAACATTGAAGGTAAAGATTTTCCTCAATATCATTCTTTTCTTGATGAACTCTATAATGCTATTTGGATACAGACAGATGATATTGCAGAACATCTAAGAAGATTAGATTCATATGCACCAGGTTCATTATCAAGATTTCAAGAGTTATCAGATATACAAGATGCAACAACAATACCAATGCCTTTATTAATGATGGCAGAAATAAAAAATGATAATGATAGATACATTTATCATCTTCGTGCAGGTATTGTTGCAGCCGATCAAGCAAATGAACCAGCAGTATCTAATTTCTTACAAGACTTATTAGGTAAACATCAAAAACATGCATGGATGTTGAGAAGTATTATTAAGTAATGCA